GAACAGCTGACGGGCGTTCCTCTTGAGGGACAGGTCACTCTTTGGACCGAACTTGAGCAACTCAAGTCAGGTACGTGGCACTATACGGCCACTGTCTCGGTTCCAGTGATGGAGTCTATCAGTGGGCAGAACGCAGCGGGTTACACTGCTGCACCGAAGGTTGCGTTTGTCGACACGGAACGCCTTGAAGGCTACCATAGTCGGCGATCGACGATCGCCGGTCGGCGCCTTGCGCGCCAACTGCTCACCAATCTGATGGGCAACGTCACGACATCCGTCGCTCCCGCGACGGCCGGCTTCGTGCCGGAGCTGGTTGACCAGCTGATCTCCGCGACCTAAAGAGCGAGGATGACACCATGGCAGTTATGCTTGCGCCGAAGAGACGTAAGTCTCGTAAGCGTGTGTCATTACGCCGACCTTCGTCGGCATCCTCATATTCCGCAGCCATCGGAAGGCTGTCGGAACACCTGTGTACTCTGCTGGCTGATATACAGGGGTTCATGCCCCTCGTAGAACACGCCAAGCTCGGTAACATAGTTGCTCTTTGTGATTGGCCGGTTCCATATGACACCGAATCGGTGCATAGCTGCGCGGTAGCGCGGCAACTTCAAGCTCTCTATCAGAAGAGAGACGACCTTGACCTTGGATTTGACAAAGTCCAGGCATGTGTTACGAAGTTTAGGAAATCGGAAGATTCTTGTCGCGAGACGAACTCGCTTTTTCGGATGCGCGCTCGTGGTGGTTTTTCCTTTCTGCCACGTGTTGAGTCGATTTTGTTTCGATCTCAGCAGAAAATAGCCCGTATTCTAGGCGATGTTCCGTCGATCGACGAGTTGAAGCCGAGGTTCGGCCCGGGTGCTACCACACTCACGAAGAAAAAGAACTCGCACCCATTGATTAAAATGGAAGCGGGTCTCGCTTGTAGTGGTGCAACAGCGGACAGCCGATTTATGGTTGATTTTGCTGAATGTTTTCCTAGCTGGGCCACAAGCCTAGCGAACGAAGATGGCGAAGTCGACTATTGGGTCACCCCAAGTCGGTTGTGCACCGTCCGGAAGAAGTTCGACACTGACCGCGACGTCGTACCAGAAGCACCGGTAACGGGCTTCTGGCAGATGGCGGTCGGAGACCTCCTTTTTGAGAGGCTCAAGAACTTCGGTATTGACCTATCCGATCAAGAGCGGCAGAAAGCCGCCGCAAGAGTCGGGTCGGTCACAGGAGAGCTAGCAACTCTCGACTTGGTAAGCGCTAGTAACACGATCGCTCGTGCCTACGCCATGGACCAACTCCCACTGGACTGGTACCTCCTCTTCGAGGAGCTCAGAACAGGTGAGGTTATTCTTCCCGACGGATCAAAAGTCCGCCTCGAGAAGCTTGCCTCAACTGGGAATGGTTTCACGTTTCCTCTCGAATCGCTCTTCTTCTACAGCCTTGCTTGGGCTGCGAGCGAGTTCATAGACCCAGCACTTTGCGCG